ATGCTGACAGATGAAGCAGGGCTGAACCTTAGTGACATAGCATTTAATAATTTAAACAAACTATACAAGCGTAAGATTAAAGACACGCTTAAAGGTTCAGGAGATGCCCGATGAAAAAGGGTAAATGTGAAAGATGTAAGGAAGTTGACGAACTCTTTGCTGTTGAAGGGGATTGGATGATTTGTCAACTATGTATCTGGCAACTCACTAACGATGGTTTTTGGGACGAAGAAGTGGAAGAGGAAGTATAATGGATTCATATCAACAATACATACACAAGTCCCGTTACGCTAGATGGCGGGAAGAGGACGGGCGTAGAGAGACTTGGAAAGAAACTGTCCAACGCTATATAAACTTTTGGGTAGATAGAGGACAGTTAGATACTACACTAGCGTATGAATTGTTTGATGCTATTTACAAACAAGAGATCATGCCTTCGATGCGCTGTCTTATGACTGCTGGTGAAGCTTTAAAGAGAGACAACATGGCTGGTTTTAACTGTAGCTACATAGCAGTAGATAACCCCAGAGTATTTGATGAAATTTTATATGTATTAATGTGCGGCACAGGCGTAGGCTTTTCAGTCGAACGTCAAGATGTTGCTAAACTACCAACAATAAGTGAGGAATTTTATGAAACAGAAACTACAATCCATGTACAAGACAGTAAAATTGGCTGGGCTAAAGCTTTCCGTGAGCTGGTCAGTCTTTTATATTCGGGTCAAGTGCCTACTTGGGACGTATCTAAGCTTCGTGAGAAAGGGGCTAGACTTAAAACATTCGGTGGTCGCAGTAGCGGTGCTGATCCCTTGGTCGCTTTATTTAACTTCACTGTGGCTACTTTCCGTAATGCAGCAGGGAGGAAGCTGACTAGCATTGAAGCCCATGACATTGTTTGTAAGATTGCTGAGATTGTTGTTGTTGGGGGTGTGCGTAGGTCTGCTCTTATTTCTCTTTCTAATTTGTCTGATGACCGTATGCGTCATGCGAAGTCTGGGAATTGGTGGGAGACTCAAACGCAAAGAGCCTTGGCAAACAACAGTGCCGTCTACAACGAGAAGCCAGAGTATGAAACCTTTTTGGAAGAGTGGGTAGCATTATATAAATCCAAAGCTGGTGAGCGTGGTATCTTCTCACGTACTGCTGCAAAGAAACAAGCAGAAAGAAATGGACGCAGAGATGTAGGACATGACTTTGGCACAAATCCTTGTAGTGAAATTATTCTACGTTCAGCACAGGTGTGTAACCTATCTGAGATTGTAGTACGTAGTAATGATACCTATGAAACACTAGAGCGCAAGACACGACTAGCTACTATACTTGGTACGCTACAGTCATCGCTAACAGATTTTAGGTATGTACGATCTATATGGAAGAACAACACACAAGAAGAGTGTTTGCTAGGTGTAAGCATGACAGGCATCATGGATCATAAGCTGATGTCAGGAAAAGGCAGCTTGGTAACGTTGAAGGAAACGTTAGAGAAGTTAAAGAAGGTTGCCGTACAAACTAACAAAGCATTTGCTGCGGAGATTGGTGTAAATCAATCAACAGCTATTACGTGTGTTAAACCTTCTGGTACAGTATCGCAGTTAGTAGACAGTGCTAGTGGTATTCACGCAAGGTTCTCACCTTATTATATAAGACGAGTACGTAGCGATGGTAAAGACCCTATCTCTGATTTCCTAAAAGACTCAGGCGTGTATTGGGAGAAGGATGTAATGAACACAGAGAACTATGTGTTTGATTTCCCTGTGAAAGCACCAAAGGGTGCAACCTGTGTAAGTGAGCTTAACGTCCAACAACAGTTAGATTTGTGGGAGATATATCAGGAGCATTGGTGTGAACATAAACCTAGTGTTACTATATACTACTCTGATGATGAGTTCCTAGCAGCAGGGCAATGGCTATGGGAACGACTAGACAGTTGTTCAGGCATTAGCTTCCTACCACGTACTGACCATGTGTATGCTCAAGCTCCTTATGAAGCTATAGATAAGGACAAGTATATGGAACTGAAACGAGAGACCCCATCAGAGATTGATTGGGATAGGCTTGGAGACTATGAAAAAGAGGACACCACTACTGGAACTCAGGAGTTGGCTTGCTCGTCAGGTTCATGCGAAATATAGAAATTGGATAACGGTGTTGGAGGTAGTAACGTGCCTCCACATCATCGCTAACGTCTGGCTACACCTACCGTAAACACTGACCATTTCTGGTCATGCCCCATAGGAGAATCAAAATGAATAAAAAACCATTCATAAGTAAAGAATTATTAACATATCTAGCGAAACTATTTCCAGATAAACTACCAACTCGTAAGGGTATATCAGAAATTGATATAGCTTTCTTACAAGGACAACAATCCGTCTTACAACGTATGGAACTACTGTACGAGGACGATCAACCAGAAGAGATCTAATTATGTGTATGTCAAGCCCAAAACCACCACCACCTAAACCAACTGTTGCAGCACCACCTCCACCAGAACGCCCACCTTCTGAGTTGGAAAACGCAGTAGATTCTAATGCGAACCAACTTAATAAGAGAAAGAAGGGAGCTAAAGGTAGATTAGGTAGAGGTATTTCAGGAGCGCAAGTTAAAGGTCAAGCCAGCGGTTCTGGTTTGAAGATAGGTAAATAATATGTGTGTAGCAGAACTAGCTTTGTCTAAAATGCACAATGACCGTAAAGATAGAAAGTCGCGGGAAAAGATGATTTCTAACTGGTCAAGCAGAGAGCAACCAGCACCTTCATCTACTATGGGTGGCGAACAAAAGCAACCTACCGCTAAACCTGCTAAACCTGCTAAACCAAAAACTAAAATAGACACTGGTATTAACATCGGTGGACAATACTAAAGGAATTTAAAATGCACGATCAATCTATAGCCAAGACTTATGAGCATCTGGCAGAGAGTCGTGATTCGTTTCTAGCAAGAGCGAGGAGCTGTGCTGAGTTAACAATACCAACTCTTATGCCCCCTGAAGGGCATACAGGTACGACTCAATTCACAACGCCATTCCAATCAGTAGGTGCAAGAGGTGTAAATAATCTTGCCTCCAAACTACTGATGACACTACTTCCTCCCAACACTCCTTTCTTCCGTCTTACTATAGATGACTTTGACTTAACAGAGTTAGGTGGTGATGCACGAGGTAAAGCAGAGGAAGCCCTTGCTCGTATCGAACGCAGCGCAACTCAAGAAGTTGAATCAAAAGCTATACGTGTTCCTACGTTTGAAGCTCTTAAGCAGCTTATCGTTAGCGGTAACGTTCTAATACATATGCCGCCTAAGAGTGGGATGAAAGTATTTAGACTAGACCGTTATGTCATTCAACGAGACACGATGGGTAACTTACTAAAAATTATTGTAAAAGAATCTATAGCGTATGACGCGCTTCCTAAAGAAGTCCTAGAGACTTTGATGGAAAACCCTGAGTACCAAGTAGATACTAATAAGAAAGAATGTGACATTTACACTTGCGTTAGGCGAGTAGGTAAAAAGTACGAAGTACATCAAGAAGTGCATGACATTGTAATCCCTAGCACTATGGGATCATATACAGAAGATAAACTTCCTTGGATGGCGTTACGCTTCATTGCGGTGGACGGTAACGACTACGGACGTTCTTTCGTAGAAGAATTATATGGTGACTTAAAATCTTTAGAAGCCTTAACTGGTGCTATCGTAGAAGGCAGCGCAGCTAGTGCTAAACTTCTATTCATGGTTAGACCAAACGGTACAACTAAAGCACGTAGCATTGCTGATGCGCCTAACGGTGCAATCATCTCAGGTGCAGCTGAAGATGTTACTACGCTACAAGCCCAGAAGTTTAATGACTTCCGCGTAGCACAAGAAACAATGCAAACAATCACTGAACGATTGGCTTACTCTTTCCTACTTAACAGTTCTGTCCAACGACAAGCTGAACGAGTAACAGCGGAAGAAGTACGCTACATGGCACAAGAACTAGAGACTGCTCTCGGTGGTATCTACTCTGTACTTC